CCAGCATATTCAAAAGTTGATGCGATATCTTTCCCAGCAGCACCTAATAAACTACATTCAGAAGACCATATGGGCATTCTAGTTCCACTACCATTGGCCATAAAATGATAATTCATTTCACAACATTGAGCAAACTTTCTAGGAGCGTTACCATTACCTATTCCTGAAAATATACCAAAATTTGCTCCGGGTGCCAATTTACAATCACCTCCATCATTACATAATTTATCTACATGACCATTATAATTATCTAAATCCTTTGTTGTATTAAATACAGCAGACGCTTTATAATCAGGACCAACATTATGAAAAGGTGCCGGTTTTTTATATGATGGTTTTTGTCTATTAGCCTGTCTTTCCCCTTCCCATAAGGTGTAATCTGTTGAAAATTCTCCACTACTCCATTTAGCACAACTACCTTGATCCCACCAAGGTACTACTTTTTTAGCATCATCATATATTCCAACTGGATTAAATGTCCACGGATTTGCATCTAAAATAATATCAATTATTATAGGGAATGGAAATGGTAATTTAGCAGCATATTCTTTAAGTACAGTTTCTAAAAGCCACACCGATATTGCACATATAAAACATATAGCTATTACTACAATTCCAAAATCTGATATTGTTCCCACTAAATCTGTAAATTTTTTAATAACAGGATTATTTTCAAAACGTTTTATAAATTCTGATAAAAAATTCATAACTTTACACATGACTATCTGAAAATTATTTCCACACTTGCTCATGCCTATATATTATATTATAACATTTTTATTAACACAATAATCTAACCAAGTTCTCTGTACTTTTTTTAAATTATAATATGCATAAATACCATTCATATAATGAGTTTTATTATTTTTTCTATATTCTTTATCATTTAAATATCTATAAAAATATTGTAATATATCTGTAACCGATGAATCTTTATTTAAATATTTTAACATAACTTTTTTACCAACATCTATTAAATAAATAATAGTTTGCCAATCATAATTTGAACATAATACATGATACATATAATTTGAATATAATTCAAAATATTCTTCTTTAATTATATCTTTATTATGTGAATAACATTTACCATAATTCATTAAGTATGATTTATTTTTACATCTTCTACCATTTTTTGTATTACATAAACATCTTAATTTTCCAACACCACCATGACACATCATTAATATATTTCTTTTATGATCATTATCAAAAGGTTTATCTATATTAATATTCATTTCTCTACATAATGGACAATTTACATATAAATTTCCATGTTTATATACTAAATTTTTATAACAACAAAAATGATAATTATGACCACAGCTTAATTTTTTAACAATATGATCTTTTTTTATTTCTTCTAAACAAATAGAACAAGTCTCCATTACATTATAAGTATTCTTATAATCTTAAATAAATTTGAAATTATTTAAATATTAATTTATAATAATATAAAAATGCTTAGTAACTTCATTCGTCAATCTCAACCATGGACTATGAGCGTTTCACCTGTCCTGGGAAGATGGCGTCGTAATGATAATATCAATAGAAAGATTGATTTGGCTAATATTGATAATTGTGGTGATAGAGTTTGTGGAGATCTTTATGATGAAATGAAACCTAGAATTAATATATTTGATGATAAATTAAAGAAAAATATGGATGATTGTGACCAAGAAAAATGTGTATGCGTTGGTGAAAATATTGATTCACACGATAATAGTTTATATCATAAATCACTTAAATCACCTTTTAATAATTATAATTATTCAATTAAATCAATTGTAAATGATTACAATCAAAGATGGAAACAAAATCTTACAGTAGAAGAATATCTTAAAAATTTTACAAGATATCACAGAGGATCTTGTTGAGATTTTAAATGTCGTGAACATGTATTGTATCCTAACTTACAATTCTTATTGCATATTTCACCTTTATTTTTTCCAGATTTTAATACACATTGACACATTTTATTTTCAAAAGGATTATTTTCATCTATAATGTGGACTTTTGGATTAATTCTTTTTATACCATTTACTATTGGAATTTTCATATGTGGTTTTGCACAATAAGGACATTTATTATATTTACCATATAAAAGTGTAGATTGAATACATTCATAATGAAATAAAGATTTACAATTACAATCTAAACTTATAGAAAAATTATTTTTTAAATCTTCTCCACATATTATACAACTCATATTTAAGTATATATTAATATATTATATTGTATTTAAATGATTTATAATCAAAATTTAGATGTTAAATTAATTAATATTAAAAAAAAATTAAAATATTCTGATTTATGTACATTAATACCCATTAAATATAATAATGAAGATTTAATTATTCAAACTCCTAAAATGTATATACCATATGGTGAAAAATATGTATATAATAATTCTAAAAAAAAATATTTAGATATATCATTTCAAAATATAAAAAATGACAATAATATTAAAATTTTATATGATAATTTATTATTAATATATGATAAAGTTAATAATTTTTATGAATATTATCTAGATGATATTATAAAAAAATATAATAAAAATGATTTACTTAGATTAAAAATTAATAAAAATATTTTAATTTTTGATCAAAATAAAAATATTATAGATAAAATTATAAATAATCTATATGGAAATTTTATAATTCATTTACAAGGATTATGGTTAATTAATGAAACACTTTATTTTCATTGGGAATTATTACAATGTAAAATAGATATGCCATTATATTTAAGTGAATACAGTTTTATAGATGATAATATACCAAGTAAAGGTAAAGGAAAAGGTAAATGTAAGGGTTTACCACCGCCTCCACCGCCACCCACAAATTCTAAATATGATATGATGATTAAAATGGGTATTCCCAAAGAAGCTGTATTACAAAAAATGCGTTTAGAAAATACCCCAAAAAAGATTCAGCCAAAAGATTTACAAAATATTACTTTAAAAAAAACAAAACCTATCGAAAAAAAGAAAACTGATGATATGCCTTATCTTTCTGAATTATTAAAAAGAATTAAATTAATATCTAATATTTAATATATGACTAGATCTAAAAGTAAATCTAAAACAAAATCTTTTAAATATTATATAGATGATTTATTAAAACCTGTCAAAAAATCTAAGAAAAGATATAAAAAATCTGCGAACTCTAAAAAGAAAAAATCGCAAAAAAAACTTAAAAGATAATTTATTTTTTTTTTATAATATAATTTATATAATGTCTACTGTTAATGATTTAATAGATGAAATTAAATCAGGTTGTCCTGAATTATCTGATTCCATTGAAATTATGAGAAAGAATATACATCATAAAACAAGATCAAAAGCAATAAAAACTAAAAAGAAACCTATTAAACCTCCTGTTAAAACACCTAAAAAAGAACCAGTAAAAAAACCTAAAAAAGAACAATCAAATCCACCAACACCTGAACCACCTGACGAAGGAAAACCATTTAGTTCCATTCAGGGTTGTGGCGTAGTAAATTTTAATGATTCTAATATTGATAAAATTAAAAAAACATCTTTCTTAAAGAAATCTACTTCTAAGGGATTTACAGAAATATCAACAGATCCAGATGGAAATTGTGGATATCATGGTTTATTACAAGGTATGTTTGAAACATATTATTTATTGGGAAATGAATCTAGTAATTATCTTAAACAATTTATTAAAGAAATTAAAGAAAAATTTAAAGTTGATCCCAAAGAAATTGCTGCTAATAATAGAAAAAAAAATTATATTAGTATTCCAAGAGAAATTGTTAATCATTTTAGAAGACATTTATTAGAATTAATTGATCCAAAAAGAAAAATGCCGGATGGTTCTACTATACATTATTTTGAAAGAGAAGAAGAAGTTCCTGATGTTTTATATGATACTACAAAAGAAAAATATACAAAAAAAAGAAAATCTATTAAAGCTATAAAAGAAAATATAAAAAAAAATAAAGAAATATATGAAAATGTTGATGGAGGTATTAAAGATACCGGATCAATTTTAAAACCCAATTGGTTGAGAGAAGAAGTTATAGCAAGAATTATAACTATATTTGGTATATCTATTTATGCATTTTTAACATATAAAGATAGAATAACACTAAAAGATTTTATAACTCTAGTACCAAATAAGTGTGAAGGTATAAAAAATTGTGGTCATGTTATATTTATGGTAAATAATGGTAATCATTTTACATATTTAAAAACAGATATTCAAGGATATAATGAAAATATATTAAAATGTTTAGATGTTGAATCAGTTGAATTAAGTAGTGATTCAAAATCAGGATCATCTGATAAAAATAGTGATGTGCAAAAATTATTAGATATGGGATTTAATAAAGAAGATATAGATGAAGCCGCGCCATTTAAAAATTTACAAGAAGCCATTGATAAATTAACTAAAAAAGGTGATGATGGACCTGGTGATGGTGTAATTCCTGATTTTGATTTAGAAGGAATGACAAGTGATTCTAATGAATCACAGAAATCAAATAAATCTAGTAAATCAAATAAATCTAGTAAATCACAGAAATCAAATAGATCANANAAATCNANTANATCACAGAAATCAAATANATCACAGAAATCAAATAGATCACAGAAATCAAATGAATCAATACCGGATTTAAATTTATCTGATATGAGTGGTAGTGATAATGATAAACCAGCCGAATTAGGGAAAGTTTTTTCAGATTTTAGTATTAATTCATCTAATAATTCATCTAATAAATCTAAATCTATATCAAATACAGATGAATTAAATGTAAAATATGATTATTCAAAAAATCCTGATTTATATAAAAAAGAATTATATAAATTAATTGAGAAAAAATTAAAAGGAATGCCTGATACTGTAGTTAAAAAAGAATATGAGGAAAGATTACGTAAATTAAAATCTAAGAAATAATTATATGGATAATATTTTTATATTTGATGAAAATGTTCCAGATAATGAATGTGATGAAGATTATATAAATGAAAATGAAATAATATATAGAGAAAAAATTGAATCTAATAATGTTGTAAATGGAATTTATGATATAAATAAATTAATTACAAGAGATATATATCGTGAAAATATATTACTTAGTAGTTTACAAAATAATAATACTTATACTCTAAATGATAATTATATTCGATTTAATTTTATGAATACACCGTCAAATGGTATTCAATATAAAACAAAAATAATTGGTTTTAAATTAAATGAATGTATATATAGCGCACCAATTTATAATATAAAAACAGATCAGAAAATTAAATTTATTGAAAATAGTTCTACTATAACAATACCCAAATCATATTACACAATTAATAAATTACTAGATACAATCAATAATTCAAAATTAAATGGATCATTAGTAAGTGATTATATATTTTTTTCTTATGATAATGATACGGCATTAGTTAATATAAAACATACTGTAAATATTACTATAAATGACTCAAATAATTTTTTTCAAAAATTAGGATTTTCCAGTAACCAACTATCCAAGCAAATAACAATAGACATTACAGCTGATACACATCCATCATTATCACAAGGTTTTTTTTTAGATGTAGTTGTTGATGAAATACCATACAAAGCATGTAAACAAAATTTAAAAGGAAGGAATATTATCCATAGAATACCTATAAATCCCACTGCATTATCATCTATAATATATTATAGAGCTAATTACATAGAAAATATGTCTCAATATTTATTCTTTCCAATTAGTCTAAGTCAATTAACAGTCCGCCTTTATGTTGATGAAGAACCTTTACCAATGGAAAATATGACTATATCATTTGATTTTGAATTAGTTATATTAAATAAATAATTAATTAACTATTACATCTTCATGTTTAACTAACCATGTTGATTGTTTTTCGCCTGATTTTTTACCCGGTTTACAACATATTTTATATGAGTTTGCAGTTTTATCTTCTATAACACCTTCATATGTTTTATTTCCTCTACTAAATTTAACTTTTGTTCCATTTTCTAATAGTTTTTTCCCATCTGGTTTAGTTTGTTTTTTACTAGTTTTCTTTTTAGGTGATGGACTTTCTTTTCTATAATCATTTACAACTATATCTGGCTTAGTAAATGGTAAATATTCATGAGTATTATTACTTATTTCTATATTTCCTTCATGTATATAATATTCTGATGTTATACTTTTAATTTCATTATATAATTCATTTATTCTTATTGTATTTCTTATATAATCTTGTTTTTTTTCTTTTAATTCTTGATTACTTAGAGATTCGTCATGTAATTCAGAAATAATATTATTTAAATCAGGTTTTAATTCTTTAATAATTTGATTATAATTTTTGTTAATAATATCTATTTTATTTGATCTAACAAACTTTATAAATAAATCATTCAATTTATCTAATTCTTTATTATATTCTTCTTTTTTAGATATATTATTTTTTATTAAAGATGGATCTATATCAATAAATTTACATAACTTCCCAATTTATCATATTATCTAATTCATTTTTAAGAGTTGATAAATCTTTTATATATTTTGGTAATATTATTCGTATTTTTACTCCACATTTAGATTTTCCATCTTCTCCACAATTAAAAATAACTTCATTAGATTTTTCTATAAATTGTTTATGTTTTTTACAATCTATACAATTTTTATATTGTTTATCTGAATAAAATAAATGTTTCTCATTAAAAAATATTTGTATTAAATTTAAATATTCATCCATAACTATTTATATTATTATATAATTTATTTATTTTGTGATTATAAATTAATTTATTTATTTTTTTTGATTTATATCTGTTATATAATAAATATATAAATATACATAAAACAGAAAATATAATTAAATGTATTATTAAATAATCATATCTCCCTGTTATTTTAGGTTTTGGTTTAGGAATATCATTATTTAAATGAATATTTTTATTAATATTATTAAAAAAAGATATCGTCTTTACATCCACTAAATTTGGTTTCATAATTAAATAATATATATACTATTTTTTTATTTAAACGAACTCATTACTTTGAGAAATTAAAAAAACATATAAAACGATACTTGGAATTAATATAACTAAAAAGAATGGATATAATGTTTGATTTTGTCCAGTTCCATATGATTTTATAGAACCATCTTTATTAAATAATAATAAAGGTTTTTTAACAAATAAAGCAATTCCTAATAATACTTGTGCAATTATAACTATAAATAAATTTCTGTCGATATTTATAATCATTTATATATTAATATAAAATATTTTAATAAAAAAATTTAAGTAAAATTAATCACTTAGTTGGAGTATGCTAAACCACCCATACCACTCATGATACGAAGGACATTATAGTTTACAGCGTAGATGTTATTGGGACGGTGCTTTTCACCCGTGGGCGTATTATCATTTGTTACTAATTGAGCATTATCAATTCTAGAGAAGTTACACGTTCCACTTGGTTGGTGTTCTTCTGGTTTAAGAGCGAATGAGTATACAGCGACACCATGTCCATTTACATGAGTTTCGCTAGCATTACCGAAACCAGTATGATATTGCCATATTTGTGAAACAGTAAAATAATTTCTATTTCTGGCAGCGAATCTATCGTGTCCATTTAATTTAAGTTGATAAGTAGCATCTTTGAGGGGGTAAAATGTGCCACTTTTGTTGTTATTCCATACACCCGTCCATACAAGTTCTTTAACTGGATGATTAAAAGTTAAAGTACAAGTAGTGTTATCAGTAGAAAAGTTTTGATATTGAAGTTGTGTAATTAAATATTCATGGCTTACCTGAGCAAATCTACGTCTTTCATCAGTATCAAGGTAAATGTAATCAGCCCATAGTTGTGGATCACCATTAGCATCACTAGTCAAGGCGTTAGCAGTTAAAATAATTTTAACTTCATGATATTGAAGAGCGATTAATGGCAGGGCTAATCCCGGATTCTCACAAAACCAAAACCGTAATGGTATATAATAGGACCCGTCGGTGCTAGTACTGTTTACATTATTACCCATCTGAGCCATAATTTGAAAGTTTGTACCTTCACTGGTGCCACTGGCGCCGCAAAATCCACTTGGATTTGGCTCAGTTAATTCAGCCCAAGCTTCCATCCAGTGACCATATTGTCTGTCAATAGTTTGACCTCCAATTTCACATTCAACTGTATTAATCCATTGCGCACCGGCATTATTTTCAGTGGCGGACCAGTCATGAGTTAATTCAACATATAATCTGCTAACTAAATCACCATTTCTGGCAATAGTCGCTGTGCAACGACCAGCACCGGTTTTGGGATCAAAAGTACCCGCCCAGGTTTGTTGAATAGATTCCATAGAAAAGTTAGTGTGTCTGCGATAGACTACTTTAAAGAAAGTAATTTGTGGATTACCAGTAAGATAGATGTCTTGAGCGCCATAAGCTACTAATTGCATTAATCCTCCTCCCATAGTTATTTATACTATAGTATAGAAAAAAATTTTATGGAAATAAAAATAAAATAATGTAAATATAAAAAAATTTATAAAAGAACTTTAATAATCAACTTAATTGGAATAAGCTAAACCACCCATACCACTCATTATACGAAGTACATTGTAATTAACAGCGTAAATATTGTTAGGTAGATGCCCTCCGTCGGTTCCAGCACAAACAGTTACTAATTGAGCATTATCAATTCTAGAGAAGTTACATGTTCCACTTGGTTGATGTTCTTCTGGTTTAAGAGCGAATGAGTATACGGCGACACCATGTCCATTTACATGAGAAGCACTAATATTACCAAATCCAGTGTGATATTGCCATATTTGTGAAACAGTAAAATAATTTCTATTTCTGGCAGCGAATCTATCATGACCATTTAATTTAAGTTGATATGTTGAGTCGCCGTAGAGGGTTTTGAATATACCACTGTTGGAGTGATTCCATTCACCAGTCCATACAAGTTCTTTAACTGGATGATTAAAAGTTAAAGTACAAGTAGTGTTATCACTAGAAAAGTTTTGATACTGAATTTGCGTAATTAAATATTCATGGCTTACCTGAGCAAATCTACGTCTTTCATCAGTATCAAGATAAATATACTCAGCCCATAGTTGTGGATCACCAACAATCCTGGTAAATGTTCCGAACAATCCTTTACTATTTAAAATAATTTTAACTTCATGATATTGAAGAGCGATTAATGGAAGGGCTAATCCCGGATTTTCACAAAACCAAAATCTGAGTGGTATATGATATGCACCACTACTAAAACGCGATCCCTTGCCTGCGGCCAAATTATTACCCATCTGAGCCATAATTTGAAAGTTTGTACCTTGATGGGTGTCGGCTGCGCCGAAAAATCCACTTGGATTTGGCTCAGTTAATTCAGCCCAAGCTTCCATCCAGTGACCGTATTGTCTGTCAATAGTTTGACCACCGATTTCACATTCAACTGTATCAATCCATTGCGCGCCAATATTAGCCCCAGAAGCATTAAAATCATTAGTTATTTCAACATATAATCTGTTAACTAAATCACCATTTCTGGCAATAGTTGCTGTGCAACGACCAGCACCGGTATCGCTTGCAAAAGTACCCGCCCAGGTTTGTTGAATAGATTCCATAGAAAAGTTAGTGTGTCTACGATAGACTACTTTAAAGAAAGTAATCTGAGGATTACCAGTAAGATAGATGTCTTGTGCGCCATAAGCTACTAATTGCATTAATCCTCCTCCCATAGTTGTTTATACTATAGTATAGAAAAAAATTTTAAATTAATAATACTTTATTTAATTATAAATTACATTACATATACATGTACATTGGTGCTGAATTATTTTGTTTTACTTTTAAGAAATTATCTATATCATCTCTATCTACATTATAAGGTAATTTAAAATCTTTAATCTTAAAATTNAATTCAACATCAGCATTATTTCCAGTTAAATAATATATATTAATTTTACTTATAATTCCTTCTATACATCTTTTNAGATTTCGNACACCTTCTTCTTTATTTGTATATTTTTCAATAATATATTCAAGTATATTATCATCNATAATTATNTCTTCTGATTTAAACAGATATGTATCATAAAGTTCNGGAAATATNTATTCTCTACAAATTTTAATTTTTTCTTTTGTATTAAAACCTTTTGTATTAATTACATACATTCTGTCTTTTAAAATTCTATTAACCTTTGATTCATCATTGAATGAGAATATAAATAAGACTTTTGATAAATCAATATTAATTCCTGGATAGTAATTATCTTGAAACAATGAGTTTTGAGATGGATCTGTTAAATGAGTCAACATATGAATAATTTCTTCTCCTTTATACGTTTCACTTACTTTATCAAGTTCATCAAAATATATAACTGGATTCATACATTTACTTTCAATTAAAATATCCATTATTCTACCCCAATGAGAACCTTCATATGTATAAGAATGTCCTTCAAATAATGAAGAATCAGATTGGCCACCCAGAGCAATGAATGAAAATGGACGACCAATTGCTTTTGCAATACCTTCTTTAACTAGTGTAGTTTTACCATTTCCCATGGGTCCTTGAAGAGCAAGAACATTACCTTGTGATATAGGATTCTTAATCCATTTACCAATTACCTGTAATATATGAGTTTTAGCATCATTATGACCATAAATAGATTTATCTAAAACACCTTTTGCGTTTAAAATATAATCTCTTTTTTCATCTATATTATTTTCATTATTAACTGGCAATGATACGTATTTATTAAATGGTATAGAAATCAATCCATTTATCCATTTATCCATTTTTGTATATTCACCGGTAGAAGAATCCATATCATTTAGTTTTTCAATATTTCTCATGGCAATTGCTTTTGTATTAATATCCATATCAGAATTTAAAATTTTAAATTTAAGGGGTATGTGTAATCCATTAATTTCACTGAGTTTTTTTATTTCTTTTAGATATAATTCTTTTTTATCTTTTTCAAGTTTATGGAAATAATTAATATTTTCATCCTCATCAAAATCTATTTTATCTTCTACTTCCATATATTGTTCATCTAATTCATCATAATCATATTCTTCTTCATCGTCTTCATCGTCTTCATCGTCTTCTTCTTCATTATTTCCACTATTAATAGATTCATCGTCTTCATTAGATTCGTCTATAACTTCTTCTTCTCCTCCCAAATGTAAATTATTTTCATTGTGAGGTTTATGCATATCAGGAATATATAATGTTATATTTTTAGAAGAATTATTAATTAAATTAGATAACATTAGAGATAACATATCTGATTTATTAATTTTACTTTTTTTGTGTTTTTTAAAATTAATTGTTTTCTTTGGTTTATCATAACTATAATCAATAAGCCCTTTAATATTTCCTTGTTCATCAATATCGTCTTCATTATCATCTATGGGTGGATTATTATCATTATTATTATCATTATTATTATTATTAATATTATTATCAACAAGTATTTTCTTTGACCGAGTTACCATTTGATGCTTACTCATGATTAATATATATTATATATTTTAATTTTAAATACAAAATCAAATTTGAATTATTAAAATATAAATTTGATTTAAAAAAAAGAATATTATATATTATAGTTATATATGGATCAATTTGAACCTGAAATTAAAAACATTGATTATGTTCAATTCAGTGTCATGAGTCCAGAAGAAATAAGAAATAGATCAGTTGTAGAAGTTACAAAATATGAAACATATGATAAAGATGAACCAGTTGTTAAAGGATTATTTGATATTAGAATGGGTTCCACAGAGATGGGTAAAATATGTGGAACATGTCAGCAAAAGAATATAAATTGTCCAGGTCATTTTGGACATTTAGAATTGGCTAAACCTGTATATCATTATCATTTTATTAATATGCTTCCTAAAATTTTAAATTGTGTATGTTTTCATTGTTCAAAACTACTAATTGATAAAGAAAATAATTTAGTTAAAAATATACTTAAAAAACCACCAAAAGTTAGATTTAATGAAATTTATGAATTATGTCAAAAAGTAAAGAGATGTGGTGAACATAATCTAGATGGTTGTGGATATAAACAACCTGATAAATATAAAGTATCTAATGTTGAAGGTATTCAAGCAAAATGGACTAAATTAGAAATAGATGACACTAACTCATCTGATATTAAAACACAATTATTAAAAGTAGAACAAGTTAAAAATATATTTGAAAAAATTACAGATGAAGATTGTAGATGTATAGGATTTTCGGAGTTATGGTGTCGTCCTGAATGGTTAATATGTTCTGTATTACCAATCCCACCACCAGCTGTTAGACCATCTGTAAAACAAGATAATAATCAACTTATGATGGATGATTTAACTCATAAATTATGTGATATTGTTAAACACAATAAAATTATTAAAGATAAATTAACCAATGATCCAAATGCTGATGTAGATAATTGGTTACAAGTCCTTCAATATCATGTAGCCACATTAATTGATAATGAATTACCTGGTGGCATTTTACAAGCTGCTCACCGATCAGGTAGACCTTTAAAAGCTATCCGCCAAAGACTAAAAGGTAAAGAAGGTCGTATTAGAAATAATCTTATGGGAAAACGTGTAGATTATTCTGCCAGAAGTGTAATTACTCCCGATCCAAATATTGACTTAGATGAATTAGGTGTCCCAGAAAAAATTGCTTTAAATTTAACTTATCCTGAAAAGGTTAGTAATATTAATATTAATATTCTTAATAGATTATTAGAAAAAGGATATAATATTCATCCTGGAATTAAAAGTATTATTAAAAATGGAAATACTATAACATTAACAGATATTAATGTTACAAATATTAAATTAGAATTAGGTGATATTGTTAATAGAAATTTAATGGATGGTGATTATGTATTATTTAATAGACAACCATCTCTTCATAAAATGAGTATGATGGCTCATAGAGTTAAAGTCATGAAAGGAAATACTTTTAGATTAAATGTTAGCGTAACTCCGCCATATAATGCAGATTTTGATGGTGATGAAATGAATATGCATGTACCACAATCTATTAATGCCGTATGTGAACTTAAAAATTTAGTATCTGTTAAATATCAAATTATTTCTCCACGTGAAAATAAACCCATTATTACAATTGTTCAAGATACTTTACTTGGAATGAATAAATTAACTAAATCTGAAAAAATCACGTATGTTAATAAATCAGAAGGTGATATGTATTTTAATGAAAATACTAATATGTATCCTGTATCTGAATCAATTGAACAAAAAACTATTGTAGATGAATCTACATATTTTAATAAAACTCAATTAATGAATATAATTTGTAATCTTTCAACATTTAATGGTAATTTACCAGATCCTACTAGACAATTATTGTTTGAAGGAGAATTGATTGATTATTGGTCTGGTAAATCAATCGTTTCATATATATTGCCGAACAATTTAAATTTAGAAATGGAAAACTCTTCTTATGATAATAATACAAGTGATAAATTTAATAATAAACTTAATAAAGTTAAAATTGTAAATGGTAAATTAATTCAAGGTAGTCTTGATAAAAATGTATTTACTAAAACATCCAAAGGATTAATTCATACTATTTATAATGATTATGGTCATGATAGAGCATCAGACTTTATTAATGATATGCAAAAAATAGTAACATATTTCCTTTTAACAGAAGGGTTTTCAGTTGGTATTGGTGATATTATCGCCAGTGAAGGTATTAATACTGAAATTAGAGAAACTATTCAAGAAAATAAGAAACAAATAAATGATCTTATGCAAGAAATTCATTTAGATGTCTTTGAGAATTTCTCTGGTCAATCCAATGAAATGTATTTCGAAGCAAAAGTTAATTCCATTCTAAATAGTGTTCTTAGTAAAACTGGTAAAATTGGACTAAGAGAACTTGATCAAAAAAATAGAGCTGTTAATATGGTTAATTCTGGATCAAAAGGTAAGATTATTAATATTGGTCAAATGGTTGCTTGTCTTGGTCAGCAAAATGTTGATGGTAAAAGAATTCCAAATGGGTTTAATGATAGAACTCTACCACATTACTATAAGTTTGATGATTCAGCAGAAGCAAGAGGTTTTGTTCAAAACTCTTTCATATCAGGACAAACGCCTCAAGAATTCTATTTCCACGCGATGGGTGGTAGAGAAGGTCTCATCGATACTGCTTGTAAAACAGCTGCTACTGGATATATTCAAAGAAAACTTGTAAAATCTATGGAAGATTTATATGTAAGTTATGACTATTCTGTTAGAAATAGTACTGGTTGTATTGTTCAGTATGTATATGGTGATGATGGTATGGAAGGTATCAATATTGAATCACAAAGTCTAATTATTACTAAATATAATACTGATAAATTATGTGAAAAGTTCTTATTCGCTGATAGCACAGATTGGTCAAAAATCCTTGAACCAAGTGTAATTAAAAGTTTAACTGATGTTAAAGATTACAAAACTAAACTTAATGATAGTTTCATTCAACTTCTTGAACATAAAGATTATTTATATAAAATTAAAAATACTCTTGAAAATAATATTCTTTATCCAATAGATATTAATAGATTATGCAAAAATAAATGCTTACAAAAAGATAATGATATATTATCTAATATTTCTCCATTATACATTTTAGAAAAAAATAACGAATTAAAAGAAAAATTAATTATTAATGAAGTATTTAATAATAATAAAATTATCCAAATATTAATAGATATACATTTAAATCCTAAATTATTAATTTCTGAATTTAATATTCTTAAAGAAGAATATGATGAAATTTGTGAAGATATTGTATATTTATTTGAAAAATCAAAAATATCACCTGGTGAAATGGTTGGTGTTATTGCTGCTCAGAGTATCGGTGAACCAGCTACACAAATGACTCTAAATACTTTTCACTTCTCAGGTGTTGCTGCGAAATCTAATGTAACTCGTGGTATTCCAAGATTAACAGAATTACTTCATTTAAGTAAAAATATTAAGTCACCTTCTACTAATATATTCTTAAAAGGTGAATATAATTCAGATAGAAATAAAACACAATTTGTCAAAAATAAATTAGAACATGTTGTATTAAAAGAATTAGTTACAAATAATCAAATATATTTTGATCCTAATAATGATAAGTTTGAAACTAATATTGAAAAAGATAAAGAATTATTATCGGTATATAATGAATTTAATAATTTACAATATGGTACTGTTGATTTTGAAAAGACAGCTCCATTCGTCATTAGATTTATATTTGATAAAGTTAAAATGATGGAAAATAATATTATTATGGATGATATATATTTATCTATTATGAAATACTTTGATGGTGATAATAAAATTAATTATTGTTTCTCAGATGATAATTCAAAAGAATTAATTGGTAGAATTACTATTACAGAAGATATGGAAGGAGATGAACAAGAAAATGGGCTATATGATCAAACAAATATTATTACTATATTCAAAGATATAATGAATGATGTTTTAGATAACGTCGTTATTAAAGGAGTTCCAAATATTAATAATTTAGTAATCCCTGAACATAAAACAACTATTAAAGAAGATGGTGAATATATAAATAAATCTGAATATATATTACAATCAGATGGAGTGAATTTACTTGAAGTATTCAATTCTAAATATGTTGATTTCACTAGAACATATTCTAACGATATTAATGAAATTTATGAAAAATTAGGTGTAGAAGCCGCGAGAAATATATTAATTGAAGAAATTAGTTCTGTCTGTGATGATGCTGGTGAATATATTAATCCACGACATGTTGAATTATTAGTTGATACTATGACAAATAAAGGTTATTTAACTGCTATTAATAGACAAGGTATTAATCGTGGTGATGTTGGTCCACTTGCTAAATCATCATTTGAAGATACAACTGACCAATTTATTAAAGCTAGTATATTTGGTGAAAGAGATAAATTAAAAGGAGTATCCAGTAATATTATGATGGGTCAAACTATTAAATCTGGAACTGGTCTTAGTGATTTACTATTAGATGAAGATAAATTAATTCATGGATTAAATGAATTAAATTATACACAAAATGACTTTATTGAAAGTATTAATGAAAATATTGATATACTATTAAATGATAATGATGCTCTTGTAGATGAATATTGTAATGACGATAATTTTGAGTTCTCAGTATAAATTTATTACATAAAATTTAATTTACTAATTTTTTTTCTAATTATTTCTTCATATAGTTCATCAGGACATCTATCTAATAAATCCATAGCATCTGTACTTACTTTTAATTCACCCGATTGCATTATATTATTTTTCATATTGCTACATTTTTCTGATAAAGATAATCTACTACTATAAGTTTCATTATTTTTGTTATTATCACTTGTAAAATCCATTGGTATTTCTTCTCTAAATTCATATTCAGCATCTCTTAGAGCTTTCTTAATATCTATATTAGATAATACTTTTTCGATACGAGCTTTAAGAATCTTAGTTTCTTCATCATCTGTTAATGGTTTAATTACTTCTTTTTTACTATCGGAATCTTCACCAATCATTGAAGGATCGGATGTAGTATCAATGGTTGAACTTGTATCTTCTCCCATTATTCTATCTAATATTTGCCGATCATTCATATCTTTATCATCTTTTATACCAGGTAATTTAAGTTCATCATGTGGTTTTCTAACACCTGGTAATTTTAATTTATCATCATCACCAGGTTCATCAGGCATACCTGGAATTTTAGGTTGTTTTAATTCAAGAGGTTTCTTAATATCGCCAGGAGATTTCGGTGGAGATGGTCCTGCTTTATCTAATTTAGGTTCACCTGGTTTACCGTCACCTGGTTTACCGTCACCTGGTTTACCGTCACCTGGTTTACCGTCATCGGGTTTACCATCTTTTTTCTTTTTATCATCATCACCATCATCATCATCTGAACTAAATGCATCACTTATTCTACTAAATAATGATTTTTTAGACTTATCAGGTAATTCAGAACTATCATTACTTGTTGAACTTGAATAAGTTTCTTCTGGACTACTAGGTTTAGTATAAGTCTCAGTTGATATTGATTCAGAAGATATATCAGTTGATGGTTTGTAGGAACTATCAGTTGTATCACTAGTGGTCGTTTGGGTTTGAGTTGGAGTATGATCAAATGTTGTAGTATCAGTCGCGGCAGTTGACAAACCTGTTCCCGTAATATTGCTTGGTGATAATGTTGGATCATTAGATGTCGCAGGCACAGATAAAGGTGTTGTTGAAGCTGGGGATGCTGTATCTGGGGAAGCCGTATTACTTGATAAACTTAAATCAGCTGATAGTTCTGGTTGCCCAATTATATTACCTGTTGATGAAAGTGCTGTCGCAGGTGCAGTGGTTACTTTCGGGGGTGAAGCCGATGTTGGTGGTGCCAATGCGGTTGACGCAGTAGTTGATGATATTGATGGTAATGATAAAAGACCACTAGGTCTAGTAGTTGCAGATGATTGAGAAAATGCTTGTGGTTCATCACCTGCTCCACCATGTAAATCCCTTTTATTTCTATTTACATCTAAATAATAAATTTTCTTTAATAAACTATTTATTTTAGTTTTGTCTGTATTTTTTTGTCTTAATATTTCTAATGAAAAATATTTAGATAATAAAGTTAATCTATGTTCATAAAATATTAATAGTTTTATCTTATCTTTTTTAGGAATTTCTAATACTTCATCTGATAAAAATACTAAATTTTGTTTATTAAATCTTAATAATACATCTTTTGGAGCTTCACATGCTTTATTACTAGTAAATGATATATCACCTGTAAATAAATCAAATAATGATAAAGGATTTTTTGAACATTCTCTTAATTTTGCCGATACAATTTGTTTAAATAATTTATCTGATGATAATAAATATGAGGATTTATATAATGTTTCTTTAATATCTTTAATATCAAATAATTTATCCATTAATATCATATTAATCTCAGTTTCAAATGCTTTATCATATCTATCATTATATGTAACTACTGCATATATATCAGTATTTTCTTTAACATATCCTGGATCACTTGGTTCATTTTTATCTATATTATAATCAATAATATGTTGAAATAATAACTTTAAATTTTCTTCAAGTGATGTATCTAATATTGATATATCAATATTATCATATATTAATCTTTTACTAATTATTTTATCATTATTATATATATTTCTTAGAATATTAGATTTTTTATATAAATCATCATTTTCTATAAGTTTTCTTAATTCATCCATTGTAACCATGTGAACATATTTATTTGTTAAATTATTAATAAATATACTTGATGATGGTAAATATCTCATAACATTATTAGTAAATGTATTTTCTATAATTCTATTTAATTTTCTACTATCACCACCTTTTTGTGATTTCTTTCTTGATTTTTTTCTGGACAACTTATTCATTTTTTTTGAAGTTAATTTTCTATGTTTTGCCATATATATATATATTTATTATATTTTTTTTTATATTAATTACATCATAGGTCTTAACATATCTAGTTCTTGTTGTGGTGGATTATTAGTTATCATATTATGGGATGGCATAGCCACTGGATTAAAATTTTGTTTTCTAGGTGTCTTAATTAAATCAACAGGTTCCTTATCGTATTCAAATCTAGGTTTAAAAACTACATTTGGTGACTTTTTACCTTTATTTAATCTTATAGGTTTTTTCTTTTGAGGAGTTTTTTTCCTTTGTTGTATGTTTTTCTTTTGCGGTGTATTTTTTGGTGTCTTTTTATCAGGTTTTTTTTTAATGGGTGTTCTTTTTCTTTGTCGTGTTCTTTTTCTAATAGGTTTTTTAACAGTTGGTTTCTTTTTAGGTGTTTTCTTTACATTTTTACGAGGTGTCACTTTTTTCTTTGAACTTAAATTTCTTTTTTTATCACCTTCATTATCAATTGCTTCTAAAATACTTACATATTTCTCTGTGTTTACCAAAGATATATCAGAATCTTCTCCACGCATTTCATTAACATATCCTAGTAATTTAGAATTTATCCTTCTTAAACTTGATTTACTTTTGCTTGATCGACCATTATTAGATATTACCTGAGATAATATATTAAATACTTTATCTTCTAGATATTTAATTCTATCTGTATTTTCTTTATTTTCTCTTTCAAGTTTACCAGGATTTTGTTTAGCTAAATAAAACCATTGTTTTTTAAGTAATTCATATTTATGTGTCATCTTAATTTGTTCAATTAATAATTGTTCTAATTCTTTATCTGATACATCTATAACTCCATCTTTTTTTTGTTTAAATAAATCAACTATTATATCTTTATGCATTTCATCATCAATAATTGGTGGTTCTTCCACATCTTCTTGTTCATCATCTTCTTCATCTTCTTCTTTATCATCATCATCTACTTGTTCAGATTTTTCTTTATCATCTTCATCCTTTTTATCTTGTTCTGATTGACCTGAAACAGGTTGTCCAGGTTGTCCTGGTTGACCTGGAACTGATTGTCCCGGTTGTCCTGGAACTGGTTGTCCTGGAACTGGTTGTCCTGGTTGACCGGTAACTGGTGTTCCTGGAACTGGTTGTCTTATTGGTGGAGAAATAGCTGGTGTGGCCATTCTAACTGATGGTTGACCAATAACTCTTGTAGGAGAAGTATATGAAGGCCCTCTATATCCAGGATTACCACGTACATTACCATATCTATTATAATAGTTTTGTCTATCCATTTCTCTCTTTAAACGATCCATTTCTCTTCTGTTTTTCACTCTTCCTTCCATTTGTTCTTCTATACTTTCATTATTTTGAGCCTGTGTGACTATTACCTGTTGTTCTGATAGGGGTATAATTTCATCTACAACACCTTTTACAGAATCACTGAGATTATCTTTAATTGCGATGACACTACCTTTGAGTTCACCACCATATTCTCCATCATCTCTTATAAATTTAAAGGGGAGGTATTCATTTAATATATTATAATTAGTTAATAATAATGATTCATTTATAAGTTTTTTCTTTTCTTCATCTGTGAGTGATTCGGATTTTCCTCCGCCCACGGACACCCCCCCCCCCCCCC